GAGAAGGTTCTGTTGATTCTCACTTGAAATCCCTCAATCTAACAACAATATGACCTGAAACTTCCCAATCGCAATTACAATGCGACGACCATGGACAGCCTAAACGAATCTTTTCATCATCTCCAACTTCCATATACGCATATTCTTCTTCTGTCATACGCAATTCATCGAGAGCGCCACGTTGATCCATGTGATTCTCTTCGATGTGGATTCGTAAAGCGTGGATAAATGGTTCATACCAGATAGTATTCATTGACAACACCTACAATTTGCCACAAAATGGAAATTAATGGGGCAGTTTCGGGCTAAATCACGAAACAATCCTGTATTTGAGTGCCGATCCTTATGCAAATGAGGATGACTGGAGCAACTGAAGGCGGTATAACACTTGGAACATTGTATGCACATATTACAAGCCAGTTAGAAGATACTTATGTATGTATCTGAGAAAACCTACGGAACTTGATAGGTTTGGCTTTCAGTACCCTGAAAACCACCTATTACCGTGATAGGTTAATGATTCCAATGTCTACACTACTACTATAACCCTCCTCCTATCATGATAGGGTATGCCAAGAGGCCTCAAAGAAACATCCAGCATAATTACGATCGGCGCATCAGTTGTGGAGAGTGCAGCAAACACTTTCACGACTGCTCGTGTAGATCTACAACTAAACCCATTAGACAATGAAGTCTTCATCGTCTACGGTATCGACCTCGATATGGTCGAACCAGATTTGGTTCCAGGTGCGGTCACAGTAGCAAACGCAAGCCTGTCTACTACTACTCGTGCCAGTATCGGCGGTCTTCAAGACTCCAACGTCATGGCATCTAACCGAATCACAATTCAATCCGCTGGTGGAGAAACTGCTCGTGGACAATTCTCAAGCGACACTGCACCAGCAACACAACTTGACTACCTTGGGATCATCAGCACCAACGATTTCCATTTGAATGTTCAAGGAACCAACAACGTTGCCGCTAAGTCTCTCATCGCTCGTGTATACGGCGTTCGTGCAAAAGCCGACGCATCTGTATATGCCGCTCTGGTTCAATCTGAATTACTCTCTGCTTGAAGGTGAACCGATTGGTTCGCATTCATGGCCGCTGGTGTGGCCCAAACTGGACAGATGGTCGAAACATCGACGCTCTGACATACAAACAGCAGGGCGGTACATTCCAAGGACCATGCATAGACAAGTTGGATTGTGCATGTCGTGCGCATGACAAAGACTGTGCAAATACCAGGGGATGTTCATCTGCTGGTGATCGTAAACTCGTAAGAACTGCACTCCTGGTATCTCTGACAACCAGGAATGCGGCTCTTTCAGCAAAAGCAAAACTGGTCGCATCAGGAATTGCAGCTGCAAGTTTAACCAGGAGACGATAATATGGTAGATGTAAGAATGACAATGGACGAATACCTCACATTGCTTGGAGGCATACCGATGGACTCAGAGCCTGAGATGTCTTCAGATAACCAGGTAATGCCAAAGAAGAAGAAAACATCAGCGTACATGCGACGATACAAGTCTAACTTCAAGAAAATTGCACCACGATACAAGATGAAGTCGGGCAAATGGAAGAAGAATGGTTTCCGATCAGCAGTGAAACTTGCACATAAGATGTCGAAGAAGTGATTATCTTGTCAATTATGTTTTTGCTTGAGAAGATCTTGAAGCAGTTGGAACTACTTCGTAAGGATCTTAAGAAGTAAGTGCAATTAATGTCTTGAGAAGTTCCATCTCAGCACTCATTGGTTCAAATCTTAATCTTAGTTCAAACAAAATTGTTCGAATTTTTGCATCTCCTAATGCTTCAGAGTCATCAGGTTCGAGATATTTTCTTAATGCCCTGGTAACTGTCTCAGATTGATTGTGTTTCTTCTTCAATTCTTGTGCCAATGCGACGGGAATGGAGAAGGTTCTGTTGATTCTCACTTGAAATCCCTCAATCTAACAACAATATGACCTGAAACTTCCCAATCGCAATTACAATGCGACGACCATGGACAGCCTAAACGAATCTTTTCATCATCTC